CCCGATGAATACGACGCCGGCGTTCTGCAGCGTTTCGGGCAGTGCGCCGACAGGTGACGTCATGATTGGTAGCCCGGCATGCGTCGCTTCCATCGCGGTGATGCACGACACTTCCTTGAACGTGGTCGGGTAGACCAGGAGGTCGCACTGCTTCTGCACGATGGCCAGCTGCTGCTTCGTGAGCGCACCGAGATTTGTCACGTTGGGCAAGCGCGCTGCCCACGCGTCCAGCTGCGCATAGTAGCCGCGCATCTGTGGCACGGTGTTCTCATATCCGCAGTAGACTAGATGCGCCAGCGGCCGACTGATGAGCAGCTTCTCCATGATGCCGCCCGGCTTCAAGAGATTTTCCAGCCCGCGCTCCGGACGCGACTGATACAACATGAGCAGCTTGTCGTCATGCTGCAAGAATACGTCCGCGAGCTTCTGGCCCAGCAGGTCGTCAGCCTTGTCGCTCGAAGCGTCGAGGTAGAGCTGCTGGTCGACGCCGTTCGGCACGACCTTCACGAAGTTCGGGTCGAAGCCGTAGACCTCGCACACTTGCTTCTTATGGTAGTCGCTCACGACCGTGACGAAGTTCATCTGCCACGTGCCGTGATTCGCGACGCCCGCCGTGCGATACAGTGCCAAGTCGTGCAGCTGCCAGATGCAGATCTTCGAAGCGAAGCGCTTGTGGAACGCCAGCGGATGACGTTGCACAATCAGCACGTCGTGCGGGGTGAAGCGTGCCCAGTACTCGAAGCGCTCTCCAAGTGGGTACTGTTGATTGACGTTGCCGACGTTCTGGTACGTGACGCCGTCCCAGATTCCCGGCTTGTCGGTGTTGTTCCAGATCGTAACGCGATGACCACGCGCGGCAAGTTCGCGAGCCTGATAGTAGGCTGCACTCTCGCTGCCGCCGAGCGACTGCTTCGCAATCGTCTCACCGTTGAAGGGCATGCCCATCGCATGAATGGCGATATCCATTTGAAGTTCTCCGATGTTACTCAAGGTTTAAAGAGGGCGGGGCCATTACAGCCCCGCCAATGGGGAGTCAGATCAGATGCCGAGACCGGCCGCGCCCGACGCCGCTGTGGTGATGAGCCGCAGCGCGTAGTCGGGACCGACCAGCTTCTCGTCCTGGTACAAGTCGATCTCGATCGTCTCCATGCGCTTCTTCGTGTCGTACGGGTGACGGAAGACCGTCAGCGGAGCCGGCAAGCGAGGATCCTGCCAGCGGAACGTGTAGAACCACGACGGGTCGTCGCGCGACGGAGACAGCGGCGCGTAGTACGCGATGAGCTGATCTTCCATCGGGTTGCTCAGCGGGTAGCTGTTGGTCATCGCCTCGTTCTGCGTGTGGTACAGCGCTTCGCTGACGATCAGGCGATCGACTTCGAAGTTCTGACGCGCCGTTTCCCGCGTGACGAGACCCTTGCCGTTGTTGACGCCGTTGAAGAAGTTGCGCACATGGTAGTTCCGCGAGAAGCGGTTCCACGCCTTCCAGCCGAACCAGAGGGAGTTGAACTTCTGGCCGGTGTTGCCGAAGCCGTACTCCAACATCTGGAAGATCGACTGGATAGGGTCGCCGGCATTTGCGCCTGCGATGGCCCAGCTGGAGTTCATGACGAACACCGAGCCGACGCTCACCGTTTGCACGGCGAGGTCATGCACGCGCTTTTCCCACGCGAGGCCGAACTTCCGTTGCAAGAAGTTCGATGCGCCGACGTCCATTTCGAAACGCAACGCCGCGTCCATGTTGGCCACGTCTTCGATCGGCACGTCGTATCCCAGCGCGTGGTTGCGCGCCTGATACTGGCCCGAGCTGACCGAGCGCGTGATCTTCCGAGCTTCCGTACGCGGTGCACGCACCGTGTCTTCGATGGCGAATGCCTCGAAGCGGCTGAACACCGGATACGAATCCGACTGCTTGGCCACCGGAATGACCGGTGCGATCATGTCTGCGATCAACGTCTGCGGGCGATGGTTGATCGCCAAGTTCGTCAGATGGTTGTCGATGTGCAGGTCTTTGCCTGTCGAGAGTCCCATAGCTTTTCAAGCCTCCGAGTTGTTGAGTTGAGTCCGCTGAGCCTAGGCTTGATCAGCCAGGGTTGTAGCCGAGGTTGTTGAAGTCGAACAGAGCGAAGCCGATCTGTCCGGAGAGCACGGCCGTCGCACCGAGGCGACCGCACGTCGAATTGCCAGAGCCTGCGGCAATGACGAAGCCCGACGTGGTGATCGTCAGCGGCCAGCCCGGCGTTGCGACTGCGCCACCGAAGTACGCCTTCGTGAGGCCCTGGTAGATCGCCGTTGCGTGCTGGCCGGACGAGGTGCTGGTCTTGCTGATGCCGATGGCCTCGCGCACGGTCTGCGCGATCGTGCCGTTGATCGAAAGAACTTTGAAGACAGAGCCTTGCAAGTTCTCGGCTGCAACGACTTGCAGCGTCTCTTCTTTGATGTGTGTCGTCATGGTATCTCAGAACTCCTGTGTGACGAGTGTGAAGTTGGGGATCAGGCCGCGTCTTCCGACGTCGACCCTTCCGGGGTGTCGAAGTACTTCGCAGCCAATTCCTTGTCGGTGCGCAGAACGTACTGCGTCGCCTTGACCATCTGGTCGTGGTCATCGGCCTTGTGGCCCGTGGCGACGACGCGCTCCATCGCACGACGCTCGACTTCGCCCGCCCACGTGGAAGCCTTGACTTCCGCCTGCGAGCCGGCCGCGCCGGACTGTGCAGCACCGCGCTCCGGTGCCTTCTTGTTGTCTTCGAGCCAGCTGTCGATCGTCTTGTCTTCGATCTTCAGCACGCGATCGTCGTCATCGACGCCGGCCGTCGCGAAGAAGGAATCGCGGTGCTTGGGCAGCAGCACCGTACGCTTGACGGCGTCTTCGAAGCGATCCTTGATCGTCTTGCGACGAGCTTCGATCTTCTCCTTACGCGCGTCCTCGAGCGCTTTCTTCTGCGCCGCCTCGTTGTCGGTGATGGTCTTGCGCAGGGCCGCGTTCTCCTCCTCCGACTTCTTCTGTGCAGCAGTCAGCTTGTCGAGCTGGTCCTGCATCGCCTTGGCTTGTGCCTCGTCCATTTTGAATCCTCCAGACTGGTTGGTGAATGCCCGCTTGAAAAGTAACCGCGTCCCACCGGAAATGGGCTTCCGCCGAGATGCCATGAGTGCTGATAATTCTGCCAGATTACCGATCGCGGGTTGATCGGCACCCAGCAACGCAACCGCGTCCAGCACCCATGGAATCACGCGGTTGTGAGCCTTAACGTTCTTGAGCAGCTCCACGCTCACGAACTTGTACAGCTTGTTCTTGATCGCATTGGCGACGACCTCTGGTACGTCGGTCCAGTCCGACAGCAGCTTGCCGCCCTCGCGATACACTTTATCTACCCAACCGAGGGCTGGTTGCCCATCGGTCATCGGCTGGTCGTCGTTGTGCCCGAACTTCAACGGTACGCGACCGCGCAGTCCGAGCGCTTGGAATGACGCCACGATCCCATCCAGATCATCGGGCGTTAGCTTCAGCTCCTGCGACGCTGGCCATACGCCAACGCTCGCAATCTCCTGTCTCTTGAGTGTTGCCATCAGCCTGCCTCGCTTCGAGTTTCGATTGATTCACTGGCCACGACCGTGATGACACGACTGCCATCGCCGCTCACGGCCTCGTCCTTCTGTACGCCGCTCGCCTTGCCAAGCTCCTCGGCCATTACGCCGGAGCGCGTGAGCAATGCCAGCAGCCACGACACCTCGCTCAACGGCACGAGCTTCGCCGATCCCATGGCTAGCCAGTTGCGTGCGCGCTTGAGAGCTTGCTCAACGATCATCTTGTCGTTGTGCTTCTTCGTCTGCGACGCGACGAGATCACGGAGCATCATTACGCAAACCCCTTCTGTGCTTCCACTGTGGGAGGATCATCCTCCTGACCATCCCAGCCGTCGACAGCCGTAATAGCGATGAGTATCGAGCGACAGTTGAAGTGGTTCGGCGGTCGATACTCGTTCCAGACCGGGGAGTCGGCAGCGTACGTCTTGCCGTTGAGATGCTCACAGATGTCCGTGGTCGAGGAGTCGAGTACTGCGGCGTATTCGAAAGCAACAACGAAACCAGCCATGTCGGGATCGGTGAACGCATCGTACCGTGCCTCGTTCAATGCTTCGAACGTGTTAGTGCGCACGAGTGTATTGAGATACGACGGCACCGATTCCTCGTCGATCCAAAGCTCGTTAAGCGCCTTCTCCACAGCCTCGTCGGTTTCCATGCCTCGCGCTGCGTCCCTCGAAGTGAGGCCTCGCGCGACGAGGCGATCCCAGATTGTCGCGCGCACCTCGCTTGCGGGCTTGCCGTACTTGATACCATTCTGCAACTCCTGCTGAATGATACGCCGAGAGTTGTCGGTGATATCTTCAGCCATGCGATGGCCTCTTGCTTCGAAGAAGCCAGCCGCTTTGTCTTTCAACGAAGCCGCCACGATCCTGCGAGCTCCGGCCTTCGTGCTGTCGAGCGAATTGAGCTCACTCATTGCCGTGCTCGTGCCGAGGTCATACGACTGGCGTAGGAGCATCTTGATTTCATCACGTATGCGCGCGGTGTCCAAGCTGCTGAATTCCAGCGCTGCGACATCTGCTTGGTTCTCGTCGAGCAGCGCGGACATCACGTCGTTGTCGCCGAGCATGCGCGACGTGCCGCGCGCGATGAGGTTGGCAAGGTGCCCAACGCTGTAGCGCGACACGTCGTCGGTGCGGCGCTCGATGACGCTGAAGTGCACGCGGCTCGCAGCGCTTTGGAACTGCAGCATCGTCGCCGTGCGCAGCTCGCCGTGCGGAACAGCATCGTCCGGAACCGGTCGCCTCCGGTGCCGGTGCCTGACCACGCACTGGCCCTCCGGACGATGCTGCATGCTGGCCGAATATCGAAATGAGCATGGGCAGCACTTTCGCAGATACGATCTCTGCGATGCCCTCTGCCACCGTCGCGTCGAGCTTCTTGTCGCCGACCGTCGGTTTCTTCTCCGGAGCAGGAGGCAGCGATGCGCCCTTGCCTCCAGGAGTCTGCAGCGGTTTGCCGTCTGGCCCGAGGCCCACGGGGTCCGGCGCGAGCTTCTGCTTGACCTGTGCAAGTAGCTCGTCGCCCTCTTCGCGCGACGGCATGTTGAGCAGCTCGCGAAGGAACGCCTCGTCCTTCTCAGTCGGCAGCACCGCTTCTGCGCCGATCATGTCCTTCCAGGTCGTGATGACCCACTTGACATGCTCTTGACTCGCGGGCTTGAAGGCGAAGACAGGATACTTGCCATCACCCCAGTTCTGATCGCCCAGGTCTCGGAAGAGCTGCTCGTTCACACACTCCGCGACACGGCACGCGTCGCTGCCGAGCGTCCAGAAGAAGACTTCGAGCTGCGTCTGCGACTGGGCGTACGCGCCTGTTTGACCAGTATGGCTAAGGCCCAAGAGGTTCGGAACGAGGCGGCTCTTTGCGATCGCGAGATCACAAAACGCGATTGCCTTTTCAAATGCGTCTCCTGATCCCGAGGTCGGGAACACCATTTCCATCTCCACGCCAGGAGGCAGGATGATGGCGCTGAGTGACTTGATGTTGCGGAGCGCGAGCTCCAGCGACTGGTACTCGGGAGTGTTGGGCTTCGGCGCTGCATCCGTTACTCGCGAGGCTTTGGCGAATCCGCCAGCCATGCGCTCGGTGAACAAGAGCCAGAGCTTCAGGAGCTGCTCCTTCGCATACCACCAACGATACGCGGCGCGTAGATCGCTGCGCCCGTACACTACGTCCCACATGGGCTTGTGCACGTAGTGAATCATGCGGTCCATCTCGATGACGACCTCACGACCGCCGGCGCTCAGCTCCTGCTTGACCTGCTGCAGCTCACCGTACTCATCGGTCCAGAAGCGGAAGGTCACAGGGTCGCGGGTCAGCAGCTTGTTGATACCGACCTGCGACTTACCGTCGACCTCGATGGTGCCGTAGACCTTCTCGGTCATCGAGAACCCGTACTCTGCGCCGATGGCGATGCCCTCGATGCCGTCGCTGAAGGAGCCCTTGAGCTTCTTGCAGACACTCTCGAAAACCTTGATGCGAGCCTTTTGCTCCTCCTCGCTGAGGGACGTATCGCCCTTCTCATACGTGAAATGCCAACCTCGGCTCAGCATGGCGTCGCGCTTGAACTGCGACACTGCCTTGACCTGCTCATCGTTGAGCATGCGCGCGTAGATGCGCAGGCCCTTCATGCCGACGAGGTCATCGGGGTTGTAGCGCTCGCCACGCCCGACGGTACTGAACAAGTCAGTCGTGTCGAACGTCGTGATCTGGTCCTGCGGCTGCTTCGCGAACGGAGTGTTCAGCGGTTGAACGTTTGAGGTCACGATAGCATCTCCAGCTCAGAAGTAATGTCGGAGTATATCGGCAAGACGGGAGCGGGCGGAGACACAACGCTCCCCGGCTCGATACTCTGCACGATCCCTGCGAACTGCATCACGAAGCTTTCCGCGATGTCGGGCGACGCAATGCCTTCCTTGATCATCGTCGCTTTGGGAATGAGGTCGTCAACGCGCTCACCGTCGAGACGCGTCTTGATCGAACAGCACTGAGCGTAGAACTCGGTCCACGCTTCGAGCGGGGCAGGGTCGTCGATGAACAAGTCCTCATCGAAGACTACCATCTTGTCTCGCAATGCATCACGTGCATTGAAGTGGGATTGCGCGCGCATGTTGCGCCAGCGCTTCGAGTCCGTAGACGCGTCGCCGCCCTTGTGCATGAGGACCTTGTGGTTCCTCGCACGAAGCGTTCCGGCTGTGCCGGAGCCCACACCGATGGAGTCCACCACGAAGTCATCCTGACCGGGTCGACCCTGAAACTCTACAAATGCCTTCTCGGCTGCATCAGCTGCAAGAATTGGAGCGTCGCCGGCGGGGAAAGAGAAGCGGCGAATACGGAGTACGCGTACGAATGTGTCGTAGTGTCGGGCGACTGTTACGACCGTTTCACACTCGCCACCGTCGGCGACGTCCACAGACACACGCAACGAGGGCAGCGAGCCATCCGCTGCTCGATCTCCATCAAGCCTCGCGCGTTCCAACCATTCCTGGTAGATCAGCTGATCTGCGCTGGACCCGGCAAACTCACCGAGGCAGCGCACTTTGAATACAGGACTGGACTCGCCGTAGCGTCGGCGCATCTTGTCCACCCAAGCCTTCTCCACGCGAGTCGTCTTCTCGAGGGAGACGTGCACGCGATGATAGTCCTGTTCGAGCTCCGGCTTCAGGTGCGAGTCCGCAAAGGTGCCGGTCATCTGCGTCGGATTGGAGATCATCACCATGATGAGGATCTTGCCCGTCGACAGTGCGGCCATGATTACAGGCCAGAGGGTCTCAGGAACACCGGAGGCCTCGTCCACGAGCACGAGGACATAAGGGTGATGCTTGCCGGCCATGTTTTCTGGATTGGCCGCAGAGTCCGGCATCAGGCACCAGTCCGGATCTTCGCTCCACTGCACTGAGGTCGCGTTGATCGTGAGCAGCTTGCGATACCACTCCTGCGAGCGCAGTGCGATCTTGCGGAACTCTGAGAAGAGAAGCGTCGTGGTCTGCTTCAGCTTAGGAGCCGTGGCGAAGATCTTCCCCGGCCAGCAGAAGTTGAAGTAGTGGCTGAGCGCTGCGATACCGAAGGTCTTGCCCGGACCGTGCATGGAGCGCATCGTGATCTGCGTCTTGCCCTTGTGGTTGACCTTGGTAGGCCAGCCATTGCGGTAGCGCCACACGTCGGCCACCGCTTCTAAGAGCTCTGTCTGCCACAGATCTCGACGCCACACGGCATCGACGTCCGTCTCGAGCTGCTTCAGCTGGAGGATCTCAGACATGAACCAATCAGGGTCACGCTGAGCCTTGCGCACGAGGGCCATCATGCCCTCCTGCTCCTTGCTGAGCTTCTTTTGCGCGACGGCTTTCATCAGAACCCTATAGCTGCGGGATCGATGCGGTTCGGCACGAGGATCCATCCGTGAGCGCGCAGCTCCACGCCGTTGATGGTCATGCGTGAGCGCACGCGATACGCGTACTTGCTGAACTGGCTGCGCATCTGGAACACGAACGAAGCGTTGAGCAACGGAACGTCCTGCACCTCGACTATGCGATCAGTGTGGCGCACAGCTCCGAGCTGCGCAGTCGGCGGCAGATTCTCAAGAAGATGCACGTGGACGGGCGACTCTGGCGGGTTCGCCACGATGCGCATGAAGTTCTTCAGCCAGCGACTCACGGCGCTACGCTCGCTGCTGTGCTCATGAGCAGAGACTCGATGAAGTCCGTGATGAGCAGCTCGGTACTCTGCGGGTCGAGGCCCTGCTTGATCGCGTAGTCCTCGAGCGCGAGTGAGAACAGGGTCACGAGATCCCGCGCGTCCTGGCGGTCCAGATCGGAGAGCCCCTCAGCACCGTCGATCTCCTTGTACGCCACTTCCTTCAATGCTGCGAAGGTCACCGACTCTCCGGTCTCTGCAGCAACGCGGAGCTTGGCGAGAATGATCTGCGTGCGCTCGACGTCGTGCGTGCTTAGGAACCTGCGCATCGCGATGCGCGAGGTCGTTTGCAGCGCCGCTTGCGCTACCGGGCTACTCACTTGCGTGGAAGCGCAGCCGCTCAATCCGCCAAGAATCACGGCGGTCATCACAGTCGCGTACAAGCTCTTCATGTCATCTCCTCTACTTGAGAACCCAATCGCCCCAGATCCGCGCCTGCTTAAGCATCTGCTCCTCGAGCATCACAGTACAGTCCGTCTTGATGCGGCGTTCCTTGGTTGGAGTAATCTCGGCTGCAGGCGTGCGGGCCGATACCTCCATCTGCGCTACGAACACAGTCACGCCATTGCGAGTGCGATAGTGCTCGCGCCGAGTGTGCGGCTTCTTCTCGAAGCGCTTTGCTTCACTTGGCTTCATCGGCCACTCCCTTTACAGCAGCAGCGAAGGCAGCGGCAAGCGAGCCGTCGCTGTTGGTGAGGTTGAGATTCTCTCGGTACTTGCTTGGGCGCTCTGCACGCAGGAGCGTATTCATCAGCGTGTCGCTGTACTCCTTGAACGTGCTCACGACCTTGCCTTGGTACACGATAGGCTTGTCGATGCCGTCGCGAGCGCGGCGTACTGCCTCCTGCTCGAGGAGGTCGATGGCGTTCTCGCGCGCCTCCGCCTCCAGCTCCTTGAACAGCTCGTGCTCCTCCAGCTGCTCCTCGGTCCACTCGCGGAACTTACCTTCGCCGCGCCAGACCTTTACCATGTATGAGCGTGAGATGCGTGCGGCCCTGCACGATGCGCCGATGTTCCCGGTCTTGGCCATCGTGGTGAGGTAGATCGCTTTCTTCTTTGCGATCTCTGCCGGAGTAAGCGGCTTGCCGCGCTGAGGGAGTCGAGTGATCGTCGGCTCCTTCGCGCGCGATCCCCCGCTTCCTGTGCGTCGGCTGGGGGATTTCTCGGAGTGACTCGGAGCTGAACGATCATCACGTCGTGATTTGATCTTCGATCGCTTCGCACTCTTCGACTTCACTCATTCGCTCCCGATTTGAACCCGCCGCTCTGCCCGTTGGCCGGGCTAGTAATTGGGCGGCATGGTAAAGCGCATATATATAGGTGTGCAAGCTTGGCTTACGTGCTGGCCGTAATGCTCGCACTTGTGAGCAGGGTATGAGCATTCCGCCTCAGGCAAAACATAGGCCCAAAAGAAGAAATGCTCACATGCTCACATGCTCAGATCATATTTAAGTATATACATGAGTGCGTACATGTGCGCGCTACGCACGCTCATCACGCATAACTTACCTAATATAATGAAGTATGAAGCTTGAAGCTACTGTCGCGATCGGATCGGATCAACTTCACTCGCCACGACCCGCAGAGCCTGCGCCCTCCGCTCCCGCGCGCTCACGTGAGGGAGCATCCACATCACCGAGGCCCTTCGCACTCCACTCATGAGCCTGCCGAGGCGCTGCGAGTCCACGCGATTGAACACTTGGCACAGCGCACGTGTCGCCGCTTGCATGCTGCGCACGTTGCGCGCTGCAACTACACACGTAGGCGCTACAGCTGC